ACAGATTCTAAGCAGCAGCTTGCAAATCTTGCTAAAAATAGACAAAAATGTCTAGCATTAATTAATGCTCCTTCAATGGAGAAATTTAAAAACTCTATTGATCCTAGATTTACTACTGCACCATCTGCTACCGATCCAGCACCTTTGCTAAGCGCAAGATATATCGCAGACGGCGGTAATCTTGATCTGAATCCTTCATTTAGATTCACACTACCTAGCGAAGATAACGGAGCTAAATTCTGCGGTGTGTTTGCTCCATTCTTAACTATTAGAGAAAATGGTAAAAACTTTAATATCCCACCAGCAGCTCACGTAAGTAACAATTTTATTAGAAAATTCGTTACCGGCGAACCTTATTCCATCGTAGCTGGTCAAAAAAGAGGGGTACTTTCAGGATCTAACTTAGTTGGACTTGAGTATGATTTCTCTCAAGAAGATAGAGATTTTTTAGAGCCATTTGGTATTAATCCGATAGTAAGAAAAAGAAACATTGGATTAGTAATCTTCGGTAACCAAACAGGATATCAAAGAACTAACTCCGCATTTAACAACTTGCACGTTAGAGATCTATTAATTACACTTGAAGAAAGCGTAGAAGATATCTTAGCTAACTACTTATTCGATTTCAACGAAGATTCAATCAGACTTGAAATTAAGACTATAGTAGATAACTACTTATCAGGGGTTAAGAACGTAGGAGGAATTTACAATTTCTTAACTATCATGGACTCTTCTAACAACACTCCTGCTGTTATCGACCAAAATATCGGTATTATCGATATAATCGTAGAACCAGCTAGAGGTATACACAAATTTATAAATAGAATGACAGTTGCTAGAACAGGTGGTATAGCTTCTGGTGGATTTATTCAATTCAGTTAATTTGATTAAAAACACTATAGAGAAATATATAAAATAAAAAATGGCAGGATTACCACATTATACATCTTCTAAGGCGGCGGTTAATAAATTCGAACCGATTTTCACGAACCAGTTCGAGGTGTTAATCTCCCCACCTGCTGCTGTAGTAGCTCCGCAGGGGAATCCAAATAATGGAAACATCCTATTGGAACACGTAAAGAGTGTAGAAGGATTGGGTGTTGATCAGAACCCAGGTGAGACATTCCAACAGTATAAAAACGCTAAAAGATATTATGCAGGAGCTAAACCCCAGCAAACCGGATTTGATCTGGGAATAAACTTTGAAGTCAATCTGGACGAAAATAACTCAATGTATGTTTTTAAAACAATGAGACAATGGGCGGATTTAATTTACAACCCGCTTACAGGAGCTCTTGGTCTTAAGAAAGACTATACAGGAACTATAGTAATAAGTGTTTTTAATAAAGCTGGAGATGTTCATAGAAGAATAACTTGTAAAGATTGTTTTATTATGACTCCTTTATCTCAAATGGATCTAAACTATACAGATCAAAGGTTATTTACTTTAAAGGTTACATGGGCAGTTGATTATTTTGACGACGTATTCTTATAATAAAATTTAAAAATGGCAGGATTACCACATTTTACTAGTGCAAAAGCAGCAGTAAGTCTATACGAACCGGTATACTTAAATCAGTTTGAGGTTATAATTCAACCTCCCGCTGCGGTTTCTAATCCTGCAGGTAATGCTGGAAGAAGCTTATTGGTTGAAAATATCACCCAAATATCTGGGCTAGAGGTTGACAAAACTCCAGCACCGGTAGAGCAATTTTACAAATTTGCTAGAAGAAGATATGCAGGTGCTGGTGTAGATCAAACGGGGGTTAAACTTAGAATCAACTTTCAAACCAATTTAGATGATAATAACTCCAATTATGTACACAAAACTTTAAGACAGTGGTCAGATTTAGTTTATAATCCTTTGACCGGTGCAATGGGAATTAAATCCAATTATGCTGGTGGTGCTTATGTTCTAGTTAGTATTTTTAATAAACAAGGCGACGTTTTTAGAAGAATGAAATTCTTAAATTGTTTTCCGACTAAAGCAATTGATCCTATTCCTTTAAGCTATGAAAACGTAGGGGGATTATACACAATTTCAGCAGAATTCAGAGCAGATTACTTTGAAGACGTGTTTAACTAATCAAAAATATACAAGATAGATATATAAAAGGCTTATCCTACCGATAAGCCTTTTTATATGTTTGACATTTAAGAAGCCACCACTATTAGCAAATGGACGAGAGTGATAGTAAAAACCATAAAAAAATTAAAGGAAAAAGAGAAAAGACTAACCCTTTACAAGGATACATCTCTTATGTTAGCAATGTTCTTTCTTCCGCTTGGGTACGACGCCCTATTCAAACTAATAATGGATTTGAGTGGTTCATATTGGGTTGCAGATGTAATCTTTTACTCAATTTCAGGATGTTTTTGGTTATCGTATATCTTGCTTACGAGGCATTTAAATAAAAATCCTAAATCTTCATCCAATTTTTGAATTATATTTTATTCTAGATACTACAATCAAAGATAGATAAAATATAAAAAGTCATGGATAATAATTTAGATCAAATTGCTTTAGAACAGCTAAGTAGAAAAGAACAAGAAAGTGGCCTTGATTATTCAGATCTACCAAAAGAAACACAAACCCCTAAATCCCTAGGAAAAGCATCCTATGTAGAGGAAATGGAAAGCATCCAAGGGATGGAATCCCCATGGAAAAAGCTTCCTATAGAAAATCTTCCATCTGGAGGATTTGGATATCCTAGAGGAATGGAAATGAGCATCAGATCAGCAGAGGTTGGAGAAATTAGGCATTTTTCTACTATAGACGAAAATGATCCAATAAACATTGATGAGAAAATTAATCATATAATCTCTAAGTGCTGTAATCTTAAATGGCCAGAAGGTGTTTTAAATTATATGGACATTTATCAAGAGGATAGATTTTACATATTTATGGCAATAAGGGATCTAACATTTGTCAAAGGTGAAAATAGAATTTTTATACCAGTCAAAAAGGATTGCGCTAAAGGTGATTGTCCTATTCCGTCAGACATTGAGTTAACCTCTGGTATTTTATCCTCCTTTAAATTAGATCCTAAAATCGTTAAATTCTACGACCAAGAAAATGGATATTTTAATTTAGTTCCAAAAAACGGGGACACGGCAATTCAGCTATTCATTCCAACTATTGGTGTTTCCACTAAAATCCGGAAAATTATAAAGGATAAGGTGAAGGGCGGGAAAAAATACGATCAGACTTTTGCTAAAATATCCCCATATTTAATACCAAATTGGAGGGATTTGGACGAAAGAGCATATGATGAGTATGAGTTCAATTCTAAAAATTGGACATATACGCAATTTGTTTTAGCTGATAGTATATCAGAGCAAGTAACTTTTGCAACTAAAAACTCTTTAGAAATAACTTGCAGTAAATGCGGTGCCGAGGTCACTGCTCCTATCCGATTTCGCGGAGGAATCCGATCCCTTTACATTATTTCAGATATCTTTGGACAACTACTTTGAGATTAAACTCAAATTTGCAAAGGATTATAATATCCCATTCTCAGAACTAGAAAAGCTCCCCTATTTTGAATACCAAATTCTTTTAGAAAAGCTTAATAAAGAAATAGAGGAAAAAAACAAAAAGATAGTAAAAGAGAAAGATGGCATGGTTCCTTTATTTAATTTAGGCAACTCCTAACTCCCTTTAATATATACAGGAAATAAGTTCCAATTTTGGCAGATTCATTAGAAACAGAACAGGGTAGGTTTGAATACTACAAGAAAAAGCTTGAGGAAGAAAAAGCTAATGTTCCTCAATTAACCGAGGCTTCCTCTAAAGTTGTAGAATTAGCAATGCATGAGGCAAATAGGGATATATTCCCCCCTATGGGCTTTATAAATTTTAATAAGGTTCCAGCGGGGGTAGATGCAGAGAAATTCATAGGATATAAGATTGATGATATCCTTAGAGGAACAGTTAAATACATTGAAGAGTTAGAAGAGCAACCACCCGCATATTTACAAGGATGGGGTATTGCAAATCTTCCTGTTTTTGAAGATTCTGCAGCAGTTAAAGATCTGGTTGCAAAAACAAAAACAGATTATAGCAAGATTTCAGAGGAAATATACAATCTAGAAGACGGTGATGAAGCTGATTTCAATAATCCTGTGATGAAAAATTTGAACTCTAAAGATCTTCACGATCTTTTAGATTCCACCATGTTAAATTTTCTTAAAGAAATTGGGGTTGAAAGATCAGAATCTGGGGTATCTAATGACAACTATATCCTAGAAAAATCACAAATGCTTTATGATTTTTTAACCAAAGCGAATTCACAGACAGAGCCAATACCATCAGTAGAAGCAAGCGCTACTAAAACAGAGGAAACTCCAACGGGAGTTAAAGAGGCAGAGAAAATGGAACCAGTTCCTACTTCTCCTATTATCCCAGTGGAAATACCACAAGCACCACAGGTTGTTGTAGCGGAGAAAATACAGAATAACGTCGTTGAAAAATCACAACCCCCGATAGAACCTCTAAAATCTGAGGTTATACAACCAGTACAAAATATTGAATCCACCCAAACAGTTAGCATAGCAACTCCAGAGACTGCAAATCAACCAGTGTCTCCATTAGCAGCGGAATCGCCTATGGAATCTAGATCAACAACAGAATCCTCAGTTAGTACTCCTCTTTTAGATATGCTTGCTAATTCTTCGGGTATGAGCTCAGAAGAAATAGCTAAAATGTTTCAAGATCCAGATGCAGCTGGTAACTTACAAAAATCGTTGGATATTTCTTTACCTGGATTACCAGAGGGTTTAGCACCAGAAACTGCTAATACAGGATCACCTGCTGCTATTGAAGCAGGCGCACAGACATTAAACCAAACGCAAACAGCAGAGGTAGCATCAAAGGTTTCTGAAACTATCAAAATGGCAGAGCCTATTCAGGCTCCCCCAATTACCCCAGTTATTCAACAGGAAAATACCCCTAAACCCGCATCAGCTGAATCCCCGGTGTCACAAGAGCAAAAAGTATCAACTGAGGAAAATAAGGAAACCACACCGGCACCAGAAACTAAATCGATGGAGGATAATAAGGACAAAGAGCAGGATCAGACTAATGCTGAGCTTCTTAAAGTCATGAGAGACGTGTTGAAGACACTACAGGGTCCTTTGATCTTTACTGACGGTAAGCACAACTTTTCATAATTACGTTTTTTTATTACGAAACTTTTCTTGTATATTTGTGTAGTATACTAAAAAGAGATGCCCGAGACAAAAAAAATCTACACAGTTACGGAAGATTTAAGAAAAATTATCTCTGATTTTTTAGAAAGTCCCTTTGATAACACAAAGGAATCGATCGAAATGATCAGAAGTAAAGAGTCGTTTACTGAAGAGGAAATAAATCAAATTATTAATCTTCTTGGTAAGTTTCCTGCTTATTTAGTTTATCCCATAATAGATTCTTTTAAAGGAAACTTAAAAATAGAAGAAATTGATCAACCAGAATAACTACAAAGAGCACACAGAGGAAAATTGTCCAGACCTAAAACAGTTCAGTCTGGATGTAGTGTATCTAAGAATGGCAAGGGAATGGGCTAAAAATTCACATTGCAGAAGAAGCCAGGTAGGATGTTTGGTTGTTAAAAATAAAACGATAATTTCTGATGGATATAACGGAACTCCAACAGGATTTCCCAATATTTGCGAAGATCTAGAAAATAATACTTTAGCATCAGTTCTTCATGCAGAAGCTAATGCTATTACTAAGTTAGCAATGAATACTGTTTCGTCACACGGTAGTACGATGTATGTTACTCTTTCACCTTGTTTCGATTGTTCTAAATTGATCATACAATCTGGAATAAAAAGAATAGTATTTTCAGAGCTTTATAGAAAAATTGAATCACTAGATTTGCTTTCACAAGCAGGAATAGAAATTGTTTATATTAACTTACAACCTTAAACCAAACTAACAATGGCAAAAAGCATCCAAGAATTAGCAGAGAAATTTTTAGAAACCTCTCAAGAAAAAGATTTTAAATCTCTTTATGATAGGATTAAACCTGGATTGCTCAACCATTGTAAATCTATATTAATAGACGAAGAAGTTGCACAGGATGCTGTTTCCAAAACATTTGAAAAGATATGGGTTAAGGTAGCTCAGTATGATCCAGCAAGGGGTAATTTTTCTACATGGGCATACAATATAGCAAGAAATGAATCCTTGCTAATTAAGAAAAATTCTAAAAAATTTACGCCTCTTGTTTATGAATCTGTCGAACTTGATGGAAGAGATTATGATGAATTTATCCCTCTTTCTCATATTACGCCAGAAGGTATTTTCTCTGAACCCGAGTGGGAGATAAATAATCAAGAGGGTGGTTTTGATGATTTATACGAAGTAGTTCTAGAAAAAATGAGACACCTTCCTGCGATTTATAAGGATATTCTTATGGATAGAGAAATTCATAAAATGAAATATCAAGATATTGCAGATAAGTATGACATGAAAAAAAGAGCAGTTGCAACAAGAATCAGAAGAGCTAGAATTAAAATCAGGGAAATGTTTCCAGGTATCAAATTAAATTTTATTGACTAATATGTTTTCAAATCCTTTTAAAATTTTCGGGGTTATCAGAGACATTAGAAATTATTTTTTTCTAAGAAAGATAATCAAAAGAGAGATGATAAATTCACCTCTGTGGACAAAAAATAATCTTAGAGTGGATTGGATAGGCAGGATCTACACTGTTGTGAATCTTCCTCCAGAGGTTACTATGTCACCAGATCTACCTAGGGAGCTCTGGCCAGCATATCTTGTCGACCAATCCAAGGGATTGAACGAGTATCTAACCTCTCTTAATCTCCACGAGATTATCATACCCGAGTACAAAGAAATACCAGAATCTACATCATATTTGCTAATTTATTATCCATACTTTAGAAATCTTACCAAATGGTGGATTATATCAAGGACTATTTTTTGGACAAGTGCTATAATAATAGAATCAAAAACCCATTGGATATCAAATGGGTTTAATTGGATAATATCATTTTTTTAATTGGAGTCAGAAGAAATTGTAAGAGAAAGTTATCCGTGGGGCAGAGCGTACGTTGTAACAAAATCAGATGGGACTAAGCTAGTTTTTCCTTCAGTCACTACCGTTTTAAAGCTCATTACTGAGCCTAAATTTAGACCATTAAGAGAAAAGTTCGGTGAAGCTAGATGGCAAAAAATACTCGATGATGCATCTTTTAGGGGAACTGTTATGCACAATATGCTTGAGCATTTTCTTTTAGAGTATGCTGAATCTAGATCGGTAGAAAAGAGTTTAGTCATTGCGCAGGATATAGCGAAAGGAGAGGAGGTAAGTTCCCCAGATAAATTACCCCTAATCAAAAGGGGAAGAGACCTTTTTTGGAATTTTTATCACGAAGAATTTTGGGGCAATATTAAAAAGGTATTGCATAATGAGCTTTTTCTATGGACAGACTTTAGAGGTGGATGGGCAGGAGCAACAGATTTTATCTATTTAGATCTAAACGATTTAACGGTAGTGATAGATTTTAAATCATCAAGCTCACCGAAAGACGAAGAAGATATCCTATCATACAAGTGTCAAATATCTGCCTACATGTTTGCATATGCTGAAAGATACGGAGTAATCCCAGACCGAGGTGAAATATGGATCGCAAACGAAAAGGATTCAAAACTACAAAGATTTATAGTTACGAAAGATGAGTTCAAAATATACCTTAGAAAATTCTTAGGTTTACTTGGGGAATTCAGAGAAATAAACGGGATTTAACGAAACTTAACCCCCACAAAAACTAAAATATAAATAAAATTAAAAACATGTCAGAAGAATTTTTACAAGAGGTAGTTGTTGACGAAGCTAAAGTAGCTGCACTACAAAAAGCATTAGAAACTAAAATGTCCGAACTTTCTAATAAAGTTTATGCAGTTTCTATGAATGCAGAATCCTTAGAGGTTTATTCTAATGTTATTGAATCAATTACATGGAAAGGTAAAGAGGGATTAGGTATCTTAGAAATTACTAAGAAGCTAAAGGAAGTTACTAAAAACGGTATATCAAACGATGTAATTTTCCTAAACGCACTTACTATAGAAGCAAGTCATTATTTTTTAAACAGATTTGAATCGTCCGGTAGTAGTGTTGCTGAGTCTTTTATTGATTTATTCAAAAAGTTAGAGCAAGCATTATCTGCAGTTTCACAGGATAACAAAGATTTAGAAGATCTTAACAAGGATTTAGCTGCTGCACAACAGGGATTAGAAGCAGTATAGGATAATTTTTACAACCAATTCATACAAAAAGGTCCATTCTTAAGAGTGGACCTTTTTTCTGCGGATATATATCGATTAAGAAATATAATAAAGAATGAAAGAAAACAAAATTTTTCCTTGGCTTGTGGCAATTGCTGCTGCTAGCATATCCTTTTCGGCTGCTTTCTATTCTATTTTCGGTATAGGTAAGATGTTCGCCGGGGCTTCGACAAATGTGATGGTAATGGCTGCGAGCCTAGAATTTGCTAAATTAGTTATTGCGTCATTTTTATACAGATTTTGGGATGACGTAAATAAAGGATTAAGAGCTTACCTAACAATTGCTTGTTTTATCCTTATTGTAATAACCTCCGGGGGTATTTATGGATTCCTGTCTTCCGCTTATCAAGAAACCGCAAATAAGGTAGAAAACGTTGATAAAAACACAGCGGTGCTTGTTAAGCAAAAGGATATGATCCAAAAGCAGCTAACACAAGCAGAAAAACAATTAGAATTTAAGAGTACCAGACAGAATACCCTGTCTGATATGAGAAATAGGCAGCAATCAAACGCAGACAATCTTATATCACAAAATAAATCTGCATCATCCGTTAGAACACAGATGAATTCACTTGGTAAGGAATCAAAAGATCTTGATAATGATATTAAGATCCTCCAGGACACAATCTCTTCAAAAAATCAGCAGATTAGTGACATTGAAATGAAAATTTTAAACGTTTCAACAAACAACGATCTTGCTAATGAGGTTGGTCCATTAAAGTACATAGCTAAGCTAACGGGAAAATCTTTAGATCAAGTAGTTAACTGGTTTATCATCGCTTTAATGCTGGTCTTTGACCCCCTAGCGATAGCTTTAGTAGTTGCAGCTAACTTTGTCTTCTCATATATTGGTAAGGATAAGACCGAACCAAAGAAAGAAGAAAAATTGGAAGATCCTAAAGAACCAGAAGTAGAAGAAACAGTGGATGAAGAAGTTGAAGAAGTTAAAAAAACTGTAGAAGAAGTTAATGAAGTCGCTAAAGAGGAAGAAGAAGAAACTACGATAAAACCTGCTATTTTTATGATAGGGGATACACCTATAAAAAGTGTAGAAGATTCTATCGATTATTTTTCTGAAGATTATATGGAGGATGAACCTCTTTCTAATTTATCGGAGCATGAAGAAGCTGAAGATGAAGCTAAAATATCTGAACCAGTTAATGACGATTACGAATATGATGTATTCTCTCCGGATTTTACATATGATGAAATATACCCCACAGATTTTACTGAAGATGAAATTGTAGCAGAAGAAGAAATCCAAGAGGAAGTAATTAAGGAAGAAGAAATCCAAGAGGAAGTAATGAAAGATGCAGAGGATGGAGAATTTGGAGGATATAAACTTGGAAACGTTTATAATTCTAAAAGAAGTACCAATATAAAAGATTACAAGGATAGAAAAGATACTCCATTAGAGATTCTATTCACTAAGGGTGATCCAACAAGATTATAATTTGTAATATGCCAAACGTACTGTCAACTGACCCAAGATTTATTAGATATGCTAATTGTGATCCAGAAAAGCAGAAGAAAATAGTTTTCGAAGGATCTTTTTTAAAAATCATCATGGGATCACAGGTATTAGACATGGTGGATCTTTCCAATTTTTTTCATCCAGCGTCCATAAACGGCGGGAGTTTTAAGAAAAGAGTTTATATTCCATCAGGGGGATCTTATAATTTATATGGAGGAAATATTGCCCAGGATCAGGGAGAGGTTTCTATGATTGCTATTAGAGTAAAGTATGATCCATCCCTACCAGAGGTAGAAAAATTAATCTATTGGGAATATGAAGGAAATTTGTCACCGTGTAAAAATCTTTTATTTCTAACGGGTAAAACCCTCGATCATGTGAAACATCATGGATGGGACTTAGAACCTTATTCACCAGAAGCATCAACATTTTCTCCGGTATTAAGTCCGCAGCCAACATCACCAGATCTTAGCCTAGGTGGGATAGTACTTAAAAATACAACATTAAAAGAGGTTGAGGTAGAAATATTAGTAATGAATTAATGGCAACAGCACCACTTATATGTAAAGCAGATCTAGCAAACACCCTAATAGAAGGAGGGCATTTTGACAAGTGTACGCTGCTAGTAACCAAGGATTCAACCATAGTTAATTCGTTTAATTTCTGCGATTTCTCATTGGATATCGACGAATTTTTCACGCAGAATTTAACGCTTGGACCTGGGAGTGCATTTCTATTAGACGATGGGGGGTTGGCAAATTCTTTTGGTGAGGTTAAATTTCTCTTAATTAAAGTCACATACCCGCAATCTTTCACTCAAGACAGCAACAAGTACATCAATCTGGTACACGAAAGTGTAACCTACCCAATCGGGGAATTACATGTTTGGACTGGAAATCCTGGCGATTCAGCAGGAATGGGAATAGCAGTATCCCCTTCAGGAAGCCCACAATATAGTTCAGGTGGAATAGTGTTACATAATCCACACCTTAATTCAGTTAGTATTAAAATTATACTGGCATCAAGTGAGATTCAGGGAATTTATACTACTGCAGGGACAAGTGGAACATCGGGGGGTACTTCAGGATCATCTGGATCATCTGGATCTAGCGGAATTGCAATTAATGCCGATTACTATGGAACTAGCGTTAATACAATAACAATACCAACATAAGAGAAAAAATGCCATATTCCAATATATCACTAGTCACCGATCCTAATCTTCTGTTTCAGCAGTATGATTTTATACAACTGTCACACGACGCAAATAATTATATTATAGGAAGGGTTGTTAGTTATAACCCAAATTCTGGGGAAATTGTTTTTACACCTTTGCAGATAAACGGATCTGGAACATACAGTTCGTGGAACATATCTTTAACAGGTTCCCCTGGACCGAGCGGAACTTCTGGCCTTTCTTCATTGGTACCAGGTACCCCAAATGGCGTTATAAAAATTAATTCAGCAGGAACTGATATAGAGACCGATGGTAATTTAACATTTGACGGACATACACTAACTATAGACCCATTTTCCTACAGCTTTGGCGGGGATCCTGTTTATAGGATAGTTTATCACGATGACGGAACTTCAGGAAAAGCAGGTATAGTAGTAAGAGGAGCAGTTCCGGGACAGCCATATGATGGAATTATAGAAAATACGGTACCACACGAATACCAGCATCAATTTGTCGTTGGAAGTAATAATATAGCTCACATAGATGCGCAGGGATTACACATCCAACAAGCATTAATAACCGATGGGGCAACACATTTTCAATATTTAGAGGAAGACACTTCGAGTAATAAATTTTTAGTTTGGAATCAGGGAACTAGCGGAGGCCTCAGTGGTAAAGTTGGATGGAAAACAGCAGGTGTAACAGGTTCTCAAGGACCAGCAGGAACCCCGGGTTCCTCAGGAAGTTCTGGGACATCTGGTGAAGCTGGTGAACCAGGAACATCGGGTACTTCTGGAACATCTGGTACTTCAGGTACATCTGGCGAATCAGGAACATCTGGAACTTCAGGTGAGTCCGGTACTTCTGGTACTTCTGGTGAGTCTGGTACATCTGGCGAATCTGGTACATCCGGTACTTCTGGTGAGTCTGGTACTTCTGGCACTTCTGGTGAGTCTGGTACTTCCGGTGAGTCTGGTACTTCAGGTACATCTGGTGCAACTGGACCTGGATTTGTGTGGCAGGGAGAATGGCAAGAAATACCAGCAACATACATAGGTGGGAGAGATGTTGTTTCATACGCCGGTGGCTCATATATCAAAATAGGAGACGGAAATTCAGGTAGCGCACCGCCATTTGATTCAATTCGTTGGAGCCCAATTGCAGAATCAGGAAGTTCTGGTGATAATGGGACAGATGGTAATGATTCTTCAAATAGCGGTAGATGGATTTATGCTGCCACTATTACTCCTGGAAGTGGAAATTTTGGAACAGATGATCCTGTAATGAGTTTAATCGAATATGTCTACATAAATACAGATGAGGTAAACGGGGCAAATTATTCTACATGGCTTTCCGGAGTAGACAGTATACAGAACCTTGGTTACCCTGTCTATTTACAAATCACACAAGTAGGTTCTAACAATATTATTGGTATCTGGAGAGTTATATCCATTACTTCAACTGGTGGTGTTTACGAGTTTCAAGTTGATACGCCACTTGTGGCGAATGGTACTATAACTATATCAGATGTTTTTACAATATCATGGGTATACAATGGGATAAGTGGTTCTTCAGGATCTTCAGGATCTTCAGGAACTTCAGGATCTTCAGGACCTTCTGGCGCAGCTGGTTCGAGCGGAACTTCTGGTACGTCTGGAACAACAGGGTCTTCTGGTACATCCGGTACATCAGGGCAAACAGGAGCATCAGGTTCGGCGGGAACATCAGGAACATCATTCACTTCTCCATATTCGGGTAATCTAAATGGAACTGCAGGTCAATCCTGGATGTCGTCATTCGAAGCAACAACTTTAATAAACTGGAATAATGGAAACGTACAAACACGTACACTTGCTGCTAGTGAGACGTTTACTTTTGCAAATCCACAAAACGGAGCAACTTATATCCTGGTAATAAAACAAGCAGCAGCTGGTAACTATACGATTACTTGGCCAACCATTAGTTGGATGGGAGGAGCACCACCGACTATGACAGCAACTGCTAATAAAACCGATATTTACACATTTGTATACGCTAATAGTACGTATTTCGGATCTTACGCACAAAACTTCTAATCAAATATGATACTATATCCATTAGCATTTATATCAAGATCAACTTCTTTTGTAACGTCAGGACTGATTATGCAATTGGATGCTTACGATAGGGCAAGTTATTCTGGATCTGGCACAACTGTTAACGACCTAACAGGTTCGTATACACACACTTTAACCGGTGCTTCATTTACGATCCTTAATGGGATTAGATGTTTTGATTGCACGACAGGAAATAACAGGGTTGTTGTAAACGGGACTGGGCCCACATTACCAACAACAGGATATACGTATATTACTTGGGCAAGATTAATGAGTAGTAATTCCGGATTTAGAACATTACTTTACACAAACTCTCCTAAGTACACACCGATTACTATCCCTAATGGGACAGGTACGTTGGGATATTGGGACAGCTCATTTAAGACTTCCGGGTATGACGTTTCATCCTCCTCAGATACGTGGGTTCAATTTGCAGTAGTTGGAGATAGTTCGTCCCAAACATTTTATATAAACGGTTCACAAGTAGGAAGTACAATCAATGCAGGTTCAGGAGGGAGAACACATTGGGGGTGGGGCAACAACGATACTGCAGGTCAACCTTGGGGGCATGTTGCTAATTTATTTCTTTATGATAGAAAACTATCACTTGAAGAAATTATACAAACATACAACCACTTAGCACCAAGATTTGTAACCCCAGTTACCTCCAATCTAGTTTTACATTATGATCCGTATCAAAAGCCTAGCTATGCTGGGTC